GCTGGAAGGGGGCAGGAAACTTAATTAGTCCTGAACTACTGCTGGGCTTACACGTGATTGGCGAGCGCCGTTACGTGTAACTTCTTCAATTGTTGGTTCTGCATAATCTTGGAAAGAACCATTTGAGAACTCTTGAAGAAAATCTGTTGCTTCAATCCAAGAAGCTGAACCTACGTGAGCACGCTCGCGCATTGTTTCTTCAGCTGGCTTAGTGTGAACAGGTGCATTACGATTTGGACGGCCTGCTGCTGGTGTGTAACCCTGTGCAGCACCCTTTCCAAATTCTTGTGGAACATCAGTATCGGTTCCGATACCTTCTTGAAAGCGTAGAGGTCCGCGTTGTCCTGGGACAGCGGAAGCCATCTTACGGTCGTAAGTATTTCCAGAGCGTTCTGGAACTTGTGGTGTTGGGGCAATTGCCATGTTTATTACTCCTTTAAAAGGTTGAGGCCTCAGTACAAGTGTCTTATTAAAACGTTAATTTTTCAGGATAAAGTCAAATCTATCTGAAAAATGGTGACGACGAGACCTCAACCTGAGGCATTGTAAGGTCCATGGTTAGAGAGCAGGCGATGGCCAAACTATCGGCATAGTCGTCATGGGCGTGGGCTTCTTCTGGGGCATGAGCTAAAAAGTTAGGCCCAGTAAATTTAGTTTCTAGGTCGGTCATCTGTTGGTAAAACCTTTTCCAAGTTCTAAGTCTTCTGGTCTTAGCATGGGCTGGCCAACCGATAAGTCGTCTATCAATTAGGGTCTTAAGGTGTTTCCAACGTTTAGATTGCTCAGGTTGGCTACTTCCGATTGGGTATACCTCAGCTCTAGGTAACAGCAGTTTTAATCTTTGAGCAACCGCGTCACCCACACCGCCTGAGTCAACACCTACAGCTAACACGTCATAGCTACCTAAGAAGTTAACTATTTGAAAGTACTGGTCTTCCCAGTCTTCACTTTGGATTTCTAACCAATTTAAAATTCTATGGTCAAAGTAACCAAACTCATCAGGCCTATCCCAATCAACCCAAACAACTGTAACAACAGTTGAGTCAACTTTTCTAGCGGGGTCAATGCCCACTACCACAGGAGTTCTGTGCCAAGCTTTAACAATTTCTTGAGACGTGTCCCCTAGTTCGTCCATTACCGTAGAAGTTACAAACATGCCTCGTTCTAGAAGCCACTTACAGTTGTAGGACATTTGAAACTCATCTGAGTCTTCCCCTACACGTAGTATCTCTTTCTTAATAAACTTTTGATAGTTGTCATTGTATTTAGCTACATCTTTCCAATCCCACTGATAGTGGTTTTGTTTGTTTCCTCTAGAGGTTTGACGACGTTTGTTTAATTGAATAGAACGATAGAAGTTGTTTTTGTGTGTGGTGGGAGTACCTGTCTTAACCATAGTTCCAGCGTAGTACGCCAACATAGGAGAGATAGATTTAGATACTACGAAGTCATCTGCTTCTTGGCACTCATCAATAACAATAAGGTGGAAAGACTTAGACTCAATCTTTGCACGAGGGTTAGCTGTCATCATCATTACAGATGAGCCAGAATTCTTTAATTTAATTTGTTTTGTAACTCCAGCAACTTTTTTAGCTTCATCATCAATCTCTGGGTCACCTAATACGCTAAGTGCATGGTCACTAGTAAGTCTGTTAATAGTTCTACTAAATAATGTTTCTGCCTGTCCTTCTACTGGAGCAAATAGTCCTACCCATATACCGTCTTTAAACTTACCTAATAAATCTGGATACATTCGTGCAAGTCGTGGAAGAATAACCATAAGTGTAGCTACAGTGTTCGCAATAGTTTCTGATTTACCTGACTGACGTGCAGCAAGAGCTGTAATCTCTTCACCGTCATTAATAATTACAGATTCCATAATTCTTCGTGCAAGTGGTGCTTGATATGGGTGCAACTCATAGCCAACAAGTGCTACTAAGAACACCATCATTTTATCTACTAGCTTGTCAACAAACTCTCGAGACAGCTCATCTAACCCGTCGTCTTCTTCAGCGGGTTCAAGTTCGTCCTCGTCAATTTCTTCAAAGTCTTCTTCTTCTTCAAAGAACTCATCAAGGTCAAGATTCTCTTCAAACATTCGTACCTCCTTTAAAGACGGAAAGCCCTGGGTTTAAAGTCCAGGGCTGCCGCTGCCACACGGGAGAGAAGGAGAGAGTTGGCGGATATAATTTTAGCATACATATGTAGTTACTCAATGCGAGATAATCTTTTGTGCAACTCGTCAACAACTGCGTGGATAGCCTCAGCCCCAGTAAGAGCTTCGTCCAAATAAACTTGGTCCCTATTTTTTTCGTAAACTGAAAGACAACGGCTTAACTCATAGAGAATCTGGTCTGACCAAATTAAAAGTTCTCCAGAAGGTATCTTGGCTACTCGTTTAGCCACTTTTTCAGAAAAAGGCTTGTCCCAGTTCTTTTTTCGTCTAATCACCATTCGTCTATCTCCTCTGTAGAGAGCCCCATGTTACGGGCTCCAAGAGCGTTTGCCAAAAGCAAATCCGCGTCTTCTTCAAAAACTACTTTTGTATTTTTATTCCATAGACCCAGTACTAGGCCTGGTTTAGTAAAAGGAACCCTAAACACCAAACAAACTTTGCTTTTTCTGTAAGGGAAGTCAGTTTCTTGAGTCCAGCCCTTTTCTACTATTGGTAGAGGGCGACGGTGATAGTACTGAATTACATCTACGTATAGTGGTCCGAATATTTTCATCTATTCCTGTTTTCCGAATAGGTACTCGTCCAGGGTAGGTAGCTTAGGTTTAGAACCATACATGTAGTCAGAAAACTCTGAAATATCGTTCATCTGTTCCCTACGGTGTTTTGGCATACGGGTTACATCTGAAGGGCCCATATCTCCCCAACCGTCTAAACCAGATTCTCTTAAAAATACTCCTTTAGAGGGAGCGTTAACAAAGTCGTACCACACATCTTCAGGAACTCCTCGGTAATCCCACCAAGTGCCGTCTCTAAAAACAACGGTCATTGTGTTTGTCTTAAAATCGTATCCAGCTTTTAACGTTCTTGGCTTAGATGGGTTAGTTGTGGTGGTGGTACGCATAGAGGGGCCACCATCAATTACTTGAAACTCTGGGTCGTTTTCTTTTGGGTCTTTTAAAAGTTCGTCAATAAAATTTGAGGTGTACCCAGCAGACATCTCTTCCCAAGACGGGATAGTAGGTTTTTTCTTAGCCATTAGTTCTCACATTCATGCAAAGCAGCTTCTTCTTCTACAACTCTAGCATGACAGGCTTTGCACCTAAGATACTTAGGGGGTTTAAAGTTATTTTGAGCCGTAGCTCCTAAAGGAAGATTATTACCGTTTTCGTCATCTTCTGGTTCGTAATCAAATACTATCTTTGATTCTCTAAAGAGGTGGTCTGGAAAAGGGCCCTTAGCTTGATAAGCCTTTTCTGGCACGGGATGGGCTTGAACAGCTTTTACCCGTGTTATTTTCATGCTTCCTCTTCTGTTGGCTCCTCAGTAGATTCTACAGTAACTTCTGTAGTTGTAGGTTTACTTGCTGCTTTTTTAGTTGTTTTCTTTGGCTCTTCTACAATCGTAGCATTTCCAGGTTTGGAAGTTCCAGTTAGTGGTAACTGCCCAGATAATGCTCGCACCTGTAGATGCGGTGGAAGACACAGCGGGCAGTAACTTATTGGGTTAGCACCTTTGTCCGCCAGAGTGAACTCAGCATTATTTGGGCAGTTTACACATTTCATGTTTTTACTTGGCTCCTGTGCCGAATGCTGCGTCGGAAGGGTTTAGGTAACGAAGTAGTACTGGGAGAATTGCTACAACACCTGCGGTGAGGATAGCTTTTACTCCTTCTAGGTCAAGGCTAAATACGTCTCCACCTGTGGCAACAAATGCGGAAAGTGCTGCAGCCAAGAACGAACGTGACCATGAGGCCAACATTGCTTTATTCATTTATTTCTCTACCTTTCGAGGCACAACTAGGTAGTGCCTGCACAATTAGTCTGCCTGATTTAGAAGTTAATGTCAAGCCCAACTACTTTGAAGATTCATCTATATGTTGCGTAAACCGGCCCTCTAAGCGTGCCATTGCAATTTTTTGTTCTGTTACATCTCTACTAATTTGGTTTAACTGGTCCTTCATTGAGCTTCCACCATTCGGTTTCAATTCGGACAAATAGCCTTTTAACCAACTCTTTAATAACCAATTAGTTACTGTAATTGTGAATAGTGCAAACGTAGCAAAACTAGCTAAAGTTTGAGCCCACTGTAAAACTGTCATCAAAGTATTTCCTGTCTAAAAGGCGTTATACGCAGTGTAGAAAAAAGTTTGTCATAAAAACACACCTTTGTCACGCTATTCAACTTGACATATGTACGTAACTCAGTGTTTCCTTGTACTAAGGAGGAAATCAAATGCTTTTGTTTAAGAACATAGCGCCAGAGTCAAAAGGATTAGGAGCCATGGCAATGTCCATGGTTTTAGTAGTCGTGATGACAGTAAACGCAACTGGCTCATCGCAAGCCGCATCCGAGCTTGCAGATGCAAAAGATATGGGTTCTGTCCAGGTAGTTACACTAAGTGATTACTCAGATAAGACCTCACTCACGGACACGGAGTTAAAGGAACTTTTGACTCTTGTCGGATTTAAAGGGTCTGCGCTTAAGACAGCGTGGGCTGTAGCTAAAAAGGAATCCAATGGACGCCCTTTAGCTCACAATAAAAATGCTAGTACAGGGGACAACTCTTACGGCATTTTTCAAATAAACATGTTAGGCAGCCTCGGTGAGGATAGGAGAGAAAAGTTCTCTCTAGCGACTAACGCTGATTTATTTAATCCTGTAACAAACGCTCAGATAGCGTTTCATATGACCCAAGGAGGAGAAGACTGGTCCTCTTGGACATATTTGGAAGGAGAACGGTTTAAGCAATTCTTGCTTGAATATCCAGCGATATTTAATACCAAAAACAATAAGGAGTAATATGGCTAAAGCACCAGGTTTTGACGGTACGCAACCCTGCGCTACTGTAAACGGAGACATGTTTTTCCCCGAAACTGGTTCTGAAACTATAGAAATAAAACCTGTATTAACTAAGATATGCAATAGTTGCCAGTTCCAAACACCTTGTTTACAGTACGCGTTAGAAAACGCTGTTCAAGGTTTTTGGGCTGGCACTGTTGAACGTGAGAGACGCCTTATGCGTAGACGTTTAAAGATTGCAGTTAAGCCGCTAGTTTATTACTAAAATTACCGTTTTTGATGGTCGTCATACGGGTTTCCCCAAGCGTCTATACCTTTAAAATAAAGACGACCAGCTGTGTGGTTTTTAAGAACATCTTCATAAGTTCTTAATCTTCCGTATTCAGCGTTTGTCCTGTGTTCTTCAGAAATAACGTCATCATTAAATAAGTCTTTGTCAAATGCTATTGAAAATTCGTCTGCAAAATATCTAGGTATTGGTATAAACGCACCTATAGGTTCACCAGCTTTAAAGTTCACCCTAATACCTGGCTTAGTCATTTTTAAATTAAAAGTAAAATCTCTTTGTAAGTTATCAGTTTCAATAACACCCGTCATATGAGTTATGCCGTGTTTAACGAAGTTAGGCGGGGAAATTGTCATTAAGTTAACTCCTGGAGGAGTCCTATAATGCCACGAGTTTTGAACTGTTACTATCCCTGAACCAAAATGCCCGTCGTATTTTTGAACTGTTGGCTTCTCGTCTACGTAGTCAACCGTTACTCCGTGAGGGTTTACGTCTCCGGTCCAATAAACAGAAAAATCTATTTCAGCTTTCACTATGAACCCATATTGATTTCCAATATTTAAAGGTAAACAGTAATAAAAATGGTCTGTAAACCAATCTCTTTTAAAATTTCCGTCTAAAGACTCTAGTAGCGGAGAAACTTGTTCCTTTTGAATTCCACGGTTAGGAACCACTACAAGAGTGTTAGTTGGAACTTTAAAACCCTCACTATTTATACTTGGGGGTTTCATTTATTAAATCGGAAGTCTATCCGCATGGTTGGCGTCTAAAGTCCAAAAAGAAGCAACAGTTAGGCGCAACCCAGAAGTTACTTTGGAAACTCCGTGCATATATTCGGTGCTTCCAGGAAACGTAACCATGGTCCCTGGTTCTGGAATTAATTCCAATTCGTGGTCTGGAAAATATATTTTTCCGCCTTCGTATTCACTATTTAAATACACAATAGATGCGTAGTCACGCCAGCCATAAGGATGTGGAGTGCCGTCTTGGTTTTCTGAATCAGCATGTGGTAACTGCTCATTACCAGGTAACCAACGCACTAGTTGAAGAGTGTCTGAATAAAGAGGTACCCCTAAGTTTCTAATTTTTATAATGTGGTCTTTAATTCTCATTCTTATTTCAACAAGAGTTTTGTATACCAATAGGTCTTCTGACTTACCAAAGTTTTCTTTATCAGCGACTAGAGTTCCAGCATGTACGTATCTATTATGCCAATTTGGTGATGGGTCAGACTTGTCCCACTTGTCAGATTCGTTTAATTTAAGAGCGTAGTTAACTAGTAAGTTAAGTTCTTCTTGTGAAACAAAATTAGGATTTTGAGAAATCATGATGAGCTCCTAGCTACTGCTCCCCATTTTCCAACAGGACAATAGGCGTCTGCTAACTTGGTTTTTGCTTGCATAAAACAACCACATTTTTTACAAGTTTTAGTTAGTTTAATTAAAAACTCACAATTTAAACATGTTTCAAATCTATTTTGAGCGGTTTCTTCATCTGTATAGTTGTCTTTGTTTAACATGTCCCAAGGTTTTACAGTCCTCTTTTTAGCCTCTTCTTCTTTAAGAGGGGAGCAATCAAACTCTCCGTCCGAGTGCCTGCAACCAACAGAAACCTCTGGTTTGTCTGTTAGGTCTACGATTGTTGGGTTGTTAAGTAGGATTGACCCTAAACGTGCGGGTGTTCCAATAAACTCAACAACTTCGCCTTCTAATACAAACCCTACTCGTTTTGAGCCTTCTGGTAATTGGTCCATGTAGTTCTCCTATACGTTGATAAGTTAATTGTATACCACTGTTATAAAAGAGGTAGCCATTTTTGAGGGTACTGTTTTTCTAGTAAAGGTATGGGAGCTATGCTAAACGTTAAAATTTTAACGTTTTCTTCCCCGTATATAATTCGTTTTCCAGCTTCAAATAAAAGGATAGTTCCTTTAGGAGTGGAATATTTATCTCCATTAACAGAGGTAATAGACTCTTCAGAAGACTCAATAAAATAAACGCCAGAAAAACAAGGGACGCTCACTCCACCCATGTCATACCAGACATCAGTTCTTACATTGTCTGAATAATCTGATGAAAGATAGTAACCAGATTTGCTACTTAAATCATAGTAGGGAAGGGCTTCAATAAGTAGGCCTCTAATTACCTGCAAAGCCTTGTTAATATTCCTATTGTAGGCGCCAAAATAATTCTTTGAATCCGGGTTTTCTACAGGAATGTGCCCTAGAAAATCGGCTTTTACACCACTGTTAAATTTATAAACTTCATCAGGAGGGTACACCTTGTTTATTACTGCTTCTAATATGTTTTTAGGGTCAGAGGCCCCTATAAATACTTTAAAAGGCTGCAGTTCCCTATTTAACAGGACTTCCTCTAGGTTACCCATTAAATCCCCCAATTCTTTGACCAAACCATATCACAGGGGTTGCTGGGTCCCTAGGAGGCTCTTGTTCAGGCATAGAAACTCTACCCCCAGGGGTTGGGCTATTAGGATTGTTGTGGCTCATCAATTTGACTAATGTTCCATACAGTTTATTAGTTATAGGACTTCTGTTTCTAGTTCCCTCTAAAAGTATGCCCCCAGCATTGTTATAAAATACTGAACGCAATACGCTAGCTAAGAACTTCCAATACCCACGTCTTCTATATATAGGATTTG